GCCTTTCCGCTTCTTTCCATGCTTCTGGCCTTCCGTATAAGGCAAATAAATTCGCAAAGGTTTCACTGTATTTGCTTCCGTATCTTTTAAAATATTTAACCCCATGACCGAAAACATAGTGATTATCTTGGAAATATCCCGAAGTCATAGCGTCAATGATGTCTGAAATTGCAGTTGCGCCATCAAATTTCCCCTCGACGGTAGTAACTAGATAAGTTCCACCCCTTCTTTTTTTCATCTTTTGAACTTTATTAAACAAAAATTCTTTATAAGCTGGTAATTTTTCGTCAAAGCCTTCCGCTAAACGGTGGCCTAAAACTCCATCCAGATCCACTCCGCGCTCCCCAAGCCCTAAATCTGCGCTATCTTCAATAAATGCTAATTGAAAGTCTTTGTCTTGAGTTGAGTAGAACCATTTATTGCGGCCCGTGAACGCTTTACTTGCGAACATATGATCAAAATGGTGTCCATATTCATGCTCTAATACTTCGCCAGTTACCGCAGCGTCTAGAATTTTAGAGCCACAAAAATATTTACCTTTTCTATTTCTGATCTCGCTTGGCCTGTCATACTTTGCAAAAATTCTTTTTTGCTGATCATTGGTGAAATCATTAATCTTTTCGTCATATTCTTTTAATTTCTTTTTGCTTTTCACATTAGTGATCAGGTCAGATATTGCTATTCTGGGCGCAAGGGGGATAACCGCTGCCGCAGGTTCATCTATCGCCAGAGGTTCAATTTCTTGAACAGAGCCGCCATCGTCGAATAGATCATCTTCATCAGTGAAATAAACCGCCAAACACCTGCAATTTATGTTGTTTGCGGCCCCACCAGATCCATCGTGCGGGTATTTCATTTCTATCTCAACGCCCTTGTCTCTGATGATAAAAGGCTCATCAATCCCGACCTCTTGACCGTTAGCCCCTGCATGGCTTGGCCGCGTTCTCGCATCGCCCACAGAAACCCAACGCTTTTTTTGGGCTGGCAATCCTAGCTCTCTGTTTGCCTCGTCAGTGGCAAAAGAAGCTGCCGCATGGGTTTCTGTCCGAGCAATAGTTGCCGCCCTTGAGCGCCCTATTGTGCCGCCTGTGCGGTCAACGATTAACTTGGCTGTCTTATCAACCCCTAGCCCCTCAGTTTCCCCTAACTGTATGGCTTTTAAAATGCCCCGTCTGGTTGTTGCCGCAACGCCCCTAACCTTTGATGCGCCTTCCCTTGCATAATATTGGAAGATTAAGCTTTGAAATTGGCTCTCTGCTTTCCTGTTTTCTGTGACGCGGCTGGCAAACTTATCAATTACGCTTGTATATGTCGCCCTAAATACAGCCCCAAGCTCTGCCTCAAGATCCCTTGTGGCCGCTTCAATATTACCACCAATCTCATAAGCCTTCGCCGCTTGTCTGGCCGTCTTGAGGAAAAGGCTTTGTAGCTTTCGCTGCATCCCCCGCTCATAGCCCATTCTCAAGCGGTTTACTTCCCTGATCTCTTTAGCGATTGAGAGGCGGGTTTTGCCCGCTTTTATGTACAATGGAAAAGCCATAAACCCTTATAACACGCTTAGTTTATCAAAAAAAGATAATAGCTAAGTTATTGATTTTATTACATAATACCAGGATCATTAATTTATTTGTAAATAAATTGTTGACATGTGGGCGGCGCTGAATTACACATAATGAAGAAAAGGAGGAAAAAAATGCACATTATGGGAGCAAAAAAAATTCAAGACTATCTGGACAGGGCTTTCAGCCTTATCCAAGATGATGGAACTTTTGCCGCTAAATCGCACAAGAAAGACGCATTGGCATATGTTAGCGGAGCATACCAAATTATCCGAGATGCAAACGGCAGATTTGCTTTAGATCATCTTTCACGCGAAGATTACTGGGCCATCCCTTTTGATCTTTATCAAATCCGCGAAAAGCACATGCGCCTATTCGATCTCGCGCTTCATGCCGACTTAGATAAGCTTGTGGCCCTTCGCGCAGAATTGAAAGAGATGGATGTCATCAAGCCCGCGCCCAAGAGCGACAGAGTTGAAAAGAAGCACAAGGAGGTAGCCAAAACGGTTCATGAGATGATCGAAAAGCGGATGGCTCAATATCATGAGGCGATTGAAATCGGGAGATTATTCGGCGGGCTTCCAGTTAGCGCAACCCCCCATCTTGTTACAAATGAGCATGGCACAACTTTCACGCGCTGCTTTTATTATCTGGATGGAAAGATGACGCCCCTCGCCGTGATCATGGCCGCATCTGATGCACTAGCAAGAGAAAAGGAGGGAGCCATTTAGGGAAGGGGGGAAACCACCCCCCAAACTTTAGCGATCATTTTGTTGACGCCAACAAAATGTTCTATTTTCATTTTTTTTGCTTTTTTTGCTTTTTTTGTAAATAAATTGTTGACACTTTTGTCGGCAATCTGTACACCTGTTTACATAGAGAGGGAGAAAAGAAATGACAGCCAAGACAATCATCAAAGACGCAGAGGCAGCGGTAGCGGCAATGGATAGCTTTTCTTGCCTTTGCTTGAGCGCCGCAGAAGGCAACTGGGTTCAAGCAATCTTTGACGGAATTTCTTTCTTATGCGCTGCAAAAAACACCTTCTTCTAAAAATCAAAACGGGGCTTCGGCCCCGCCCACCCAAAACTGCCAAGAAGAAAGGAGGAGAAAAATGATAGACCGCATCTTTGTTTGGCTCGAGACTTTGCCGCTGATCTACAAGGTCATCGTCATTATCATAATCAACGCGGCAATAGTCGCACCCGCTCTCTTATAATTTCAACAGCCGAAGGAGGCAAAATGAGAAAACATAGATTTTCATCAATCAACCCCAACACTGGCAAAGAGGTTTTTACCATCGTATGGGCAAAAGACTACTGGGCCGCCAGCAAAAAAGCCCACTCTATGTTGAGAGGTCACACGATGATCAGGGATGCAGGGGTAGAAAAAGCCAAAGAAACAAAAGGCCGCAAGGTCACGGGATTGGCTTCTTTGTTAAAATTTTAAAACTGGGGCTTCGGCCCCGCAACGCTCAAGGAGGGCAAAAAAAATGTCAAACTTTTCTAACAATTCAAATCATGGCCGCGTTAAAAAAATGTGCGACTATCTCTACCTGATCCAAAAATCAGCGTCCAGCAATAATGCTTCGCCAGATGAGGTTGCCGCTCTGTTGGCTCCCATCATAGAGCGCCTTAGCAAATACGCACTCACGGGCGCTCCTGTGGCCCCTAGCGGCACAGATCCAGCCGATGCCCCTGTTGGTGATCTGAAATCCCGCGTTTACCCGCACGGCAAGCCACACGCTTGGACCACGATCAGAGAATGCGCTGAGAACGCCAGTCTCAAGGATCTATCGGTTGCAATGGCTGTTTTCATGAACCGATATGAGGAAACGCTGGGGTAATTAAAAAGCTATGGTGTTAATTATTTGTAAATATATTGTTGACACCATAGCAGAAATACTGCACACAAAAGTCATAAGAAACGGAGGAAATAAATGGCTTATATCAATCAGGAAAAAAAGAAAGCTTTAGCGCCAGCCATCAAGGCGGTTCTAAAAAAATACGACATGAAGGCAAGCATCGCGGTTCGCCATCATATGACTTTGATTGTGACGCTCAAGGAGGGGCCGATTGATTTCCCCATGAAGAACCCGCTTGACTATCAGGTCAACACTCACTGGATTGACGAGCATTATGCAGATCACCCAGTTGCCCGCGATTTCTTGAAGGAGCTTAAAGCCGCAATGGAAGGGCCAGACTTCTTCAACCATGATGACAGCATGAGCGACTATTTCCATAGAAGCCATTATATCGACATCAACATCGGTAAATACGCGAAGCCTTATAAACTGGCCGCATAAATCAAACGGGGGAGAAATCCCCCACAACCTTGGAGGGTAAAAAATGCCACGTTCAATTTCATTTCTTCTTTCTGACGAAGCTGCCAAAATGCGCTTGGCGCGTCTTGATGGCAAAGTGAAAGCCCGCAGAGGCAACAAGTGCGTCATCCATGTAGAGGTGGAGCCTACCATTGAGGGGCCGCTTGACCACCTCAACACCATGATCGAGTTCGACGCTCTCAGCCCAACCAGCGCCATGAAGATCGGCAAGCGCTGGCTGTCGCATCACGGCGCAAAAACTTTCGCCATTCGCCGCATCATGGACGATGGATCTCTCTCCGCTCCGCTGGGAATTTATGACGCCATTGATTTAATGGAGGAAGGGGAGGTTTGGTAATGAAGCCCAAATTTAAAAAGACCAGACGCAAAGGTGATCTGGACTATCCTTGGGAATACCGAGGTTGGAGGATCAATAGCGGATCTCGAATGATGTATAATCAAACCATCTGGCGAGCTTACAGGGATCAACAGCCGCCAATCGTTTCCACCAACCTCAATGATTTATGTGTTAAAATAGACTTGAAGGAAGATGAATATGAAAATCAAGATTGAGCATACAGTTGAATTGAGCGGTGAGGATCTTGCCGCTCTGAAAATCTACTTTGATGAAATCAAACATGAAGGGGAAACCTTCCGCGAGTGGTTCAAAAGTAGCTTTGTGAGCTGCGGCCATTGCTTTATGGATGAGAAGGCCGCTGAATATGGGAGGTGGACCTAATGACTAAATGGAAGCAAGATGTAATTATCTTTGCGGTGATCTGTGCCGCTTCTGTAGGCTGGATCTTTGCGGTAAGCATGGGGTGGGCATAATGAAAGTATCTGAGCAATTTATTCTGAGGGCCGAAAGGTTCTCAGATTACGTTAAGGAAATTATAAAATTAGGAAATTTAGATGATCCAGAATTTAAAATGCGAGTTTTGTCTATGGAAATTTTCGGCGCAGACATGCCAAAGACCCTCAGTCTCATGAAGGGATTGGCCGCATACAAATTTTTAGAACTTGAAGGCCAAGACCAAGAGCTTGACGAAGCTTATAACTGCATTGAAGCCTATCTAATCGAGGATGCCTCTCGCACATTTGACCAAGCTCTTAATGGACCAGATGGCGAAAAGTGGGCGTTGATCCTAGCAAATGAAGCCAAAGAATACGGAATAATCACAGAAGAAGAATACAAGCGCTTATTCACCGACGATGAATAGTCTACTTCTTATCTTTGGATTTTAGCGGATGCCCTTCTGGTAAAAGATCGGTATCAAACTTTCCGCTTTTATATTTCCCTGTCCTTACGGCTTGCAAGAATACATTGACGCGAGCATAGGCCCATTGATCCGCAGAATTGACGCTAGGACGCACGGAAGCGGGGTTTGTGTTGTAAGCCCCCACGCCTCGACGGAACACAGCCTCCAGCATCCTCTGTGTGACCCTCTTGCCCTTTTTATCGCCATGTTTGTCGTTATGGTCTTTGACCTTTTCGGCTAAACCTTTTTTGACCGCCTCTGAGATTTTAATCGGCGCTTTTTCCTCAATCTGCAAATCTTCCATATATGCAGCCAACTCTTGAGCCTTATCACGTTCTTTATCTAGCTCCTTGACCTTGCGAGCCGCCCAACTCTGGCCCTCATCACCACCCCATAGAAGCCAAGCCACCAATCCCGCGCTGGGCCACCCAGCCTCGCCCCTGCGGAAGCCTTCCGCTCGCTTGTCTACCTCATGTCTGGAAAAGTAACTGTGCATTCTGCGGACAGTTCTTGGGCTTAGGCGCTCTTTTGCTTTTAACTGATTAGCCCGCGCAACCCCAACCTGAGTTCCACCGCGTCCATATTCCTTGCGAAGATTAAGCCCACGCTCTGCATTTCTCGCCATTGCATCAGTTGGCGTTGTATTTACATCGCTCTCAGCTTTCTCGCCGCCATCGGTTAAATCTTCATATTCCGAGTGTGTATCGCAAGGCATAAACACCGCTTGCCCGTCAACTGTGTGCTGGTGAGTGCCAACGCATCCAATCTCAGAAGCCCGTGCCGATGCTTCCGCTCTGGTTGTGAAAGTGTCCTTGGCTACCTCATTCTTTTTTTTTACTTCGGTTTCGCCGTAGGCTTCTTTCCCAGCATCTTCTGGATCTTGACCTTCATCTTCTGCGATTTCTGGTCCACCCAATGGGAATAAATTTGCAGCGATAAAGACCTCATCTCCCCCGCTGATGGGTTCAAGGCCCAATCTATCACGCGCCTCATTGCG